TTAATTATAGAGAAACAACAAATGGCGCCATTACACCAATTACAGATACAAATTCTGGAACTGGATTTGCTGGACAAATAGGTCAGGGTTTAGCATTTACTCCATATGTGGATCCAAATACTTCAACTGTTCAAGCAGCAGTAGATGAAGCAAATGCAACTATTACACAATTAAATCAAAGTCTTTCTCCAGTTGTTGCACAAAATACAACAAACACTTCTAATATAAATGCAATCAACACAACATCTTTAACCAATACCGTAAACTCAGCGGTATCAACAAAGACTTCTTTGCAATCAACATTAAACACTAAAGCAGGTCAACTGACAACTGCTATTAATAATAATATTCCTACTCCTGCTCCAATACTTGCAGAGCCAATTATTGAGGGTACTACTGTAACAATTACACCTGAGTTACCAGAAGGATACACAGCAAACACTTGGTTCTATCAGGTAATAACAGATGACCTAGATGCAGAAAACCCATATGAAGGTGGAACATACAATACAACTGGTGCACCAGAATCTATTGAGTTAGTTGGTTTGACAGAAGGTGCTACTTATACTATTAGAGTTGCTAACTGGTCAGGTCCTGTAAGTCAATATACTGAGACTGTTATTTCTATACCTGCCACACAAAGTTCTAACTTAACTACTGGTGGAGGTTCTTATGATCCTGTTGATAACAACGAACAAACTCAACCAGACGAGACCACTCCAACTGAAGAGGAGAGTACAGAGACAGAAGAGAATCCTGTAGATGAAACTCCTGTAGATGAAACTCCTGTGGATGAGACTCCTGTTGACGAAGCACCTTCTGAAGAGACTGAATCTCCCGAAACGGATACACCTGAATCTGATGACTCTTCATCCAGCGATGAACTAGAAAGTATTCTTGAAGAAACTCAGGATTCTTTTGAAGAAATAGCACAAGATAATGATACTCTATCTGTAGAAGATATTCAAGATGTCGTTGCGGATTTAGTTGCAGATAGTACTTTAGACGCTTCTGATATTGCAGAAGTTTTAGAAGCAATTGCTCAAGGTGGAGAAGTATCTGAAGAAGTTGCTGCGGAAATTTCATCTACATTAGCAGAGGGTGGATTAACAGAAGCAGAAGCAGAATTTATTACAGAAATGCTTTCTGCAGATGGAGAAATAACAACTGCAGAAGTTGTTAATTTATCTGAAGCCTTATCTGAAGACGGCAAATTTACTTTAGCAGAAAAAGATTTAGTTGCAGATGTATTGGTAGAATCAGCAGAAGGAGCACCTGTAACTGCTGCCAACATAGAAGCAGCGGGACTTGAATATAGAGACCTTCCTCCTACAATTCCAGTAGAGGTAAGAGAAGATGCAAATGGTAACCCCGTAGTAATTCAAGCAGAGGTAGCATCTGCACTGCTTGTATTAGAAAGTCCAGCAGCACTATTAGATGCAGTTGCTACTTGTTTTAATCCAGATGAAGCAATTGAAGGTTTGACAGAAGAGCAAAAATGTGAATTAGGCAAAGCCCTACTTAGTATTGGCGCTGATATGTCTATTCCAGAACGTGAAAAAGCAGAAGATATTGTGGTTGTAACGATTATTGCTGGTCAATTAATTGTTGCTACCGCACCTAGAAGAAGGAGATAAAATGAAAAAGTTAAAAGAATGGGGTATGGCAGCCCTAAACGAAAACTTTACATTCCTGGGCTTCTTTGTAGCATGGGTGGTTTTAGAGGGTAGCGCAAAGACGGTGGTAGGGTATGTAACCCTAGCCTCAGTAGCCATATGGTTTGCAACCATAGGGATCCGTAAAGAAGACGAATAAGTTTGGTATAATGGGAATATGTCAAAAATACGCATATTCCTACTTTCAACTGTTTTAGCCGTATGGCTAACTGGCTGTGGGTATGACGGTCATTATCGCTATCCATGTCAGGACCCAGTAAACTGGGAATCAGCAGAATGCAAACCACCAATTTGTACTGCTAATGGAGCATGTCCAGAAGATTTAGCATCACAAGAAAAGGTGGAGGAAACAACAAATGGCTAAAGAAAGATTAACTCCTCAAGAGTTAGATGCAAGATTAAAGTTTATCCTAGGAATCACATTAGGATCTATTTTATTTATAACAGCAACAGGAATTATGTATGCATTAATATTTGTTACACAACCAATTACAGGACAATCAGAAAACGATAAAATGTTTTTCAATGTTCTTGGAAGCGTAGCAACATTTATTACAGGAACACTTGCTGGTTTATTAATTGGTTCATCTGGTGCTAAAGATGTTATGGCAGCACAGATTGCAAACAAAGAAGTTGATGCCAAAAATACAATGGCAGATAAAAAATTAGAAGCAGAAATTGACGATGCTAAGGCACGTAGATTATCTAAACCAGACGGTGCAATGCCAGAAGAACAACCAGTTGATACTGATTGGGATAAATAAAAATGGCAGAACAAGGTACAGCAGCACGTTTAATTGAAGTTGCTACAGCAGAAATCGGTACTGTAGAAGGTCCAAAAGATAATGAAACTAAGTATGGTAAATTTACTAAAGCAGACTTTCAACCATGGTGCGGATCTTTTGTAAACTGGTGCGGGAATGAAGCAGGAGTGAAAATTCCTAATACTGTTTATACCCCAGGTGGTGCAGCAGCATTTAAGAAGGCTGGACAATGGATTGATGTAGATGTTGCAGATCCAGAGCCAGGAGATATTGCATATTTTGATTTCCCATCTGACGGGGTAGATAGAATATCTCACGTAGCAATTGTTGTTAAAGACAATGAAGATGGAACAGTCTGGTGTGTAGAAGGCAATACATCTGGAGATCCTAAAGGTAGCCAACGTAATGGTGGAGAGGTTTGTAAAAAACTTCGTGCCTATAAGAAAAATAAAAAGGGTGTAATGATTTCTATTGTAGGGTTTGGTAGACCTAAGTTTGGCTCTGCCCCTGCAGGTACCGCTAAAAAATCTCAAAATAAGCCAAAAACATGCTCAGCATGCGGACAAACAATTAAATAAAGGTGTTTGACTAAGCAATAATCGTTTGCTATACTTAAAGGGTATACTCTAAGGGGATCTGGTATGACTGTTTTGGCTGTAGTCCGTCATGAAAATAAAATATACATGGCTGGAGATCGTGGTGCATCTGATGATAACACAATCCTTGCTTTAACAGCACCAAAGGTTTGGAAACTTGGTCCGTACCTACTTGGATATGCAGGTGCATTAGACGGAGAACGTATTAGGTATAATTTTAATCCTTATGTTCCAGACATTAAAGATATAGACAAGTTTATGCAGACTAAGTTTATTAAACAACTTAAGAATTTTTATAATGATTGGTGGGTAGATACTGGTAAAGAGGCTGACCTTGGGTTAATTATTTGTGTTAAAGGACAAATATATGAGCACAATGCAGTTGATATGTCTTTATCTAAGTATAATTTAGATTATTTAGCAATGGGGTCTGGGGCTGAGTATGCTTACGGATATTTAAATGCTACCGAAAAATCTAAAGATCCTCGTAAAAGAGTTGTAGGAGCAGTAAGTTCTGCTATTAAATTTAGCCCATCTTGCATGGGTCCAGTTGACGTGGTAAGCATTTAATAGTATACTTAATACATGGCAAATTTTGACGATATCTTAAGAAATATACAAAATGAGGCATCAAATCTTGATGAGTTTGAGATTTGGTTAAATAATGGAATTGAGCGGGGATGGGTAACAGAACCGTTTTGTAACACTCATGAAGGAGATCCTTATATGAGTGAAGAAGAATCACAAGAATGGGAAGAGGGCGGAGACCCTTGTCAAGTAGTAATAAAAATAATAGAAAACTAGGGGTTAAAATGAAAAAAAATATGAAAGTTTTTGCATTACTTACAACAATTTTATTAACATTAAACATTTCTTCTGCTAATGCAGATGCAACATATGCAATGCTTGATGCAAATGGCAATGTAACAAATATTATTGTTTGTGGCTCTGCATGTTCTGGGGGAGAGTTTGCTGGGCAAAAAGTTGTTCTTCAGGTTGCAGCAGATCCAGTTACTGGAGAAAATCGTGGTGGATTTTGGTATGGTCCAGGAACCACAACTTATGATTCTAACTCTGAAATTTTTACAATGACAGATCCAAGATCAAATACTAGTTCAATTTCTGTAATAGAAAACACTAAAACCGTTACATCTTCTGTAACAATTGATAGTGGATTAACCACTCAATTTAAATATAGTGACACTATAGGAGATAATCTATTCACAAGAAGCGGGTTTATTTCTGAGTATTTAGAAAATACTTCTGCAACTATATCTGTAAACACAAATGATGCTACCGAATCTATAGCATTTGATAGTAGAAAAACAGAAATTCAAATTCAAGAATCTCTACAAACTTCTGGACTAGCATTACTTAATTCTAAAATACAAATATTAATTTCATTGCTTGGCACTTGGATAAAGTAACATAAGTGTTGCGGAAGTAACTCAATGGCAGAGTACTACCTTGCCAAGGTAGATGTTGCGAGTTCAAATCTCGTCTTCCGCTCCACGCCCTCATGGTCTAGTGGTTATGACATCACCCTTTCACGGTGGTAACAGGGGTTCAATTCCCCTTGGGGGTACTAAAATTTGATATAATAGATTTGTACCTGCCAAAAGGGGGTACATAAATGAAACTCGCTGAAAAGGAGAATATAAAATGGTAAGTTCATTTGCGTTGGATCTTTTTAAAGATCCTTTTTTTATTGGTTTCAATCGTGAATTGGAACGTTTAAACACAGTACATAATCTAGCAACTCGTCAGGCATATCCGCCTTATGACATTATTAAAGTAGACGAAGATACATATAAATTATCTTTGGCCGTTGCTGGATTTGATGAAGAAAACCTTAATGTTTCGGTAGATAGTGGAACATTAATTGTTAAAGGTGAAACTAGTGATACAGAAGAGGGAGAAGTTGTTCATAAAGGAATTGCTTCTCGTAAATTTACTCGTACATTTGCTTTAGGCGAATATATGGAAGTAACTGGGGCAGAAATTTGTTGCGGTATGTTAAATATTAACATTGAACGTATAGTTCCAGAAGACAAAAAGCCAAAGCAAATTAAAGTAAAAGTTGCTAAATAGCCGATAAGACTGTATACTGTATATATGACCTGGACATGTCATAAAACTGTCCATATATTAAAGGAGTATTATGCCTAGATACGATTACAAGTGTTTTGTTTGCTCTTCACAGGTTGAGTTTGAAAAATCAATTGATGATGACAAGTATCCAATATGTTGTAATGAATCTATGCAAAGATTATGGAGTGCACCCGCTGCAATTTTTAACGGTAGCGGATTTTATTCAACCGACAACAGAAAGTAGATGTATAATAATACTATGACTAGCATTGTTCAAGAACATCCAAGCGTAGTTTCAAAACAATATATACTAAATGCCAATGATCGTTGTGACAAATGCCAAGTTCAGGCTGTAGTTAGAGTAAAAGGTTTGTCAGGTGAGTTAACTTTTTGTAATCATCATTATGAAAAAATAATGAATAATCCTGAGTCACACAACAAAATGATGTCTTTTTTAGTAGAGGTTCTTGATGAGCGTGAAAAACTCATTAAAAACAAACCAACTGGGGGAATATAATGTATGAGTATTTTGTAAAAGAAGTAACAAAAGTTGTTGATGGAGATACG